GCAATTATCCTTTATTATCTAAATTAAACCTAGAGCGCAATTACATGTTTCCACCAGCGACGTCTGAGGCCATAAAGAAAGATCAGGAAGACTATGCTGAATACACAGCATGAAGTGGTATGCCATAGATTCCGGGTTGCCCCTTATAGGCTGACTCGAAATTCGGATCTGACATACCTTGCACCACAAGATAAGACGACTCATGGTCCGGTAACCAATTTAAAATGTTGTCATCTATATAACCGCAAGCACGAACAACGTTACGTTCAGTGTACCGAAAGTGTGCAATAGCTTTCGACACACAAGAAGGGTGATCCTTCTTAAGTTTCATACAAACCAATTTAGCAAGCAAATGGGCATCAGAGTTCCCCATAGAATCTATCATTAACCCCAAAGCCTTAGCATACATTCCAGCATAAGGGTCGCCAGAAGGGTGATTCCATTCGTATGGACTAACAGGAAGTTTGACAACATAATCGTCAAATGGTCTCCACAACACGATCTTGTACCAGACAGGACTATCAGGATGAAGGTATTTATACTGCTGATCAACCTTGACATAGTACTTCTGCAGGAATCTAACGCCAGGAGACTTCACCTTCCACACTTTAGCCTCCTCAAGCCAAGTAAACATACGATCACGATGATCAGGTTTGGGGAGGTAGAGATGAGTTTGGGAAGCCTTGGTAACTAAGTTACAGCGCTTCATCGCGTCCACAAATCTGTCTGGAAAAACAGCTTTACCAGGATGACGCTTGTCCCACAACTCCTGGTCAAAAACAGCGGTTTCACCTTGAAATCTGGCTGCTGAACAAAAGTAAGGAAGATACTTCATAGGAATACGGAGAAGCTCGTCGTCACCATAAAAAACCATCCCAATATACTTAACAACCTTCCACCAACGGTCAGGAGCGATGCAGAGAGCGATGGAGGTAATTGTAGACAATACGACAATGCAAGTATCAATGAAGGTAGTGTTCTTATTCCCTGAAAGAACAATCCCAACAACGAGCCACCAGATCCCCTCAAACATCTGAACGAGCTTAATATTACTCCAAGCATTTTCCTGAGTAAATATCTTAACAAAAAGCTCACGGGTGATGTCATCAACGTTCTTCCAATCAAAGAAGAGAGCCCGAAGCACTGATACAAAATGATAATCTTCAGGGGTGATAGAGTAATCCAAACCTGAAATGTCTGATTCTATATAGAAGCACCCATCAGGAGGATCAATACAAGTAGGCATCTTCCGAAAGCTGCTAGGATAAGCCTTGACCGCAGGATGATTCAAAGCGGCAAGCACATTTGGGATACCATTGCTAAAAAGACTATTGCCAACCGCGAACCACTTAATCCTTCGCATATTGTAGACGATTGGCTTGATTATCAATTCAGCGGCTTTCTCAGCTTCGGAATTCTGAGTCGCAATAAGCCTAATCTTGTCTGGATCATCATCTGGATGGCGCACCTCAGCTTTAGCCATGATAACATTACCCCATGGCTGAGCAAGCTCGTGAAGGTACATTCCGTGATGAGCCATCATCGGAAGATAATAGTCATTCCAACGAGAGACAACGTCCAAGGTCTGGTCGCCCTTAACTGAATAATGTTTCAAGTAAGGGTTAAACCCAATCGAGGCACTTGAATTGAAACAATTCCGAGC